CCATTCCATCATGCTCTCCATTTCAAAAACATGGTTGTAAAAAAGTAGCTCAGGCCAATGGATGCAACGAAAAGGAAAATCCAAAACAACGTGCTGAGGGCTTCCATTATCTGCTGGCGTTTCTTTTCCTTTGCCAATGCTGCATCCATTTCAGCCCGTTTGCGCTTCTGGATGATGTTGTTGCGCTCCTGTAGAACACCTTCCCACACATCCGCATTACCTGACCATATCAGCATGTTCTTCAGGTCGGTCTCCGCATCAGCCAACTGCTTGGCCTGCATCACCGTTTCCAGTGCTTGGGCTGTGTCGCTCTTGAATTTCTTGGGGTTGTTCGCCGCTTGCTGAACAACGTCCTTGGCCTCAAAGAACTTGCCTAGGTCAGCCGCAATGCCCTGAACATCCTTGCCCAGCTTGATAGCGGCTTGAATCCCCTTTACCGCTGCCTGAGCGGCTGCAAATGCGGTAATAGGGTCGAGCATTTACTGCACCTACCGGAAGATTGCGACGTTGCACGGATTTTCATCAACATTGCTGCCGGTGCTAACTGCTCTTGATGCGATAGTCACAGATGTTGTAGTTTGACTGCCCGCAACTACAGAATAAGAAGAACCCGAAGTACCCTGCCCACCCCCCGTCCAAACGGTTACATAGTTTGCATCAGGCATAGCGGTAGTGAACGTTATTGTGTAGTTCCCCGTTGAGTTACGAGTTACGCTAGTTACGTTACCACCAGCAGTAGGCGCGTTAGTACCTGTGGTTGTACCGTTGAAAAGACACCATGCTCTGCATCCGTAAAGAGGCGCTGTACCAGACACCGTAGCGAAAGGTGCAGAATTGATGTTAGGGCTAGTCAGCGTCTTATTGGTCAGCGTCTGCGCGTCAGTAGTACCGACCACAGCACCGGCAGGGTTGCCAACGCCGCCAGCAGGGAATGTGACCCCAGATGTTCCGCTAATTATGGTCGTCATAGTGTGCCCTTAAAAACATTTACAAAGACGGTGTTGTCTTCTAGTGCCTCAATCTCGTGCCACTCGTTGGCTGCAAGGTCGATAGGCTGGGTGTACTTGTCAATCACCTTCTCAAGCCCTTCCTTGCGGATGACGCAGCTTCCGGCGTTGCACATCGTTGCGTGTTTGAACGTGTGTTCATGGCGTGGCAACCCTTCACCTTCATTGGCATGGTAGACAAGGAACGAAGCCCCGCCGTACTCAAACGAGTGTGTTGGCTCAATGACGACAGTCATAGTGTTTGAAGCCCGATTGGGTTAGCCAAAGTGAAACCAGAGGGGATTTGCGTGATGGCGTTTGTGGTCGTATCAAAGTACCAACCGTCCGCTGTCACATCATCTGCGCACTCCAACCAATAAGTCGGCGGCGCGGGAGACCATGCTTCGTCGGGTAAAACTTCGGCAATGCGATACCCGTTGGTGACGGGCTCGTTAGGGCATACCAATGCGTACTTCATCACTACTCCTTAGTACTCAATCAACACGTAGCCTTGTGTACCAACATTTCCGGTACTACTGGCTGGAGACACGCTAGCACCTCCAAAACCACCATTAAGTAAGTAGCCCCCATACCCAACAAACGCATACCCTGCTCTACCGTCGGTGTCGTTAAGGGTGTATGTAAGGCCAGTAGGCGTCCCTATAGTGGTTGCAACTGCCCCGCCTCCATAGCTAGTGGACAAAGTGAACGTAGTAGAACCGTCGGTTGCAATAATGTAGTACAGAGTTGGGTTTGAATACCCAGCAATACTTCCGGTTCCACCAAAAGCTCCGCTGATGAGAATTTGCTGCCCAACTGCCAACGGAAAACTACTAGCAGTACAAGAAAATGTACCTAGAGCACTCGTAATGACAACGCCGGTAATAGCAATACCAGTCGATACACCGGTTGCAGTGCCGTTACTTCCACTGCCGCCGCCACCGTTACCCCCAGTACCTCCAGAACCGCCTGTGCATTGCAGCGTAGTGATTGTTTGTGTGCCAGACGAAACACTACTTGTGCCCCCGCTACTGCCGCTATTACCACTAGTACCCCTAGCCCCAGCAGCGCCTACAGCAACGGTCAATGTATTGCCCGGTGTCAGTCCTGTTACCCACTGAACAAGACTAGCCCCAGTACCGCCAGAACCACCACCAGCATTAGGACAGGTCGAACCACCACCACTACCGCCACCGCCACCAACCACGGTGATTTTTGCGCTTGTAACCCCGGCTGGGATTGTGAACCGTTGCCCTGTAGCTGGAGTGGAGTAGTACCGGGCGCGAGGGCCACCGTACGGCACGGACGTAGTGGACGCAGACACGTTTGAGAACGCAAACCACGTTGTGGATGCGGCGCGGTACACATATGAGCATGACTGCCCTGCAAACATGCCGGTCACTGCGTTTCTAATGGTCTGGCCTGTGTTGGCGTTGACAGTGAGCGCGGTGATGGTTTGCGTGCTGCTGAACGTTACCGTCATACCATCCGAAGGCGAAGCAGGCATCGTGATAGTGCCAGTAGCCAGCGTACCGGCGGGGTTCATCACCAACGTGTTGGACGTTGTGAATGTGTAGCTAAACCCTGTTGCCGGAGTTTGATAGTCGTAGTTCTGGAGCAGCCCGTTGGTGCCTGATAGTGCAAGAGTCATTGGGTTACCTCATATACGTAGTGATTAGGTTGAAGTCCATACATTACAACTCCGCACTGAATTGGTAACTACCGTTTACCCAATAGGTTGCATTGTCGGTCACACCTACTAAATTGGCTATGTTGATAGCCACATTGTTTGAGTAATTTCCGCTAACGCTATACGTTGCACTCGCCACATTGGTAGCCCCAGTAGCGTCGTACCTAGTTGCATTAGTCGTAGTGCCTGTAACTGTTGGAGTTGCTCTCATTGTTACAGGAACAGGTATGTTCAAAGATACCGTGGTGGTGTTTCCGCCGCCACCCGCGCCCCGTGATATACCAAACTGAATATAGTACCGCTGGCACAAACCTAGCTCAACCCCATAAAGACGGAAGTCAAAGGTAGACGCCACAGTGCTTTTTTCCAGTTGTACACCGGTGATGTAGAACGTGGCTCCGTTGGTTCCGAGTACCGATACCGCGCCTGTAGCGGATGTGTAGTTTGCTCCCGCCCATGCGCCCGCAGTTCCAGATGGGGTTGCGCCAGCGCCGATTGAGAAATTTACAGCTATGCCTATGCCATTCGTGGTGAGCCATGTTCCAGTTGTATCACCGGGGATAGTTATAGAAATCTGCGTCCATGTATTTGCTGTAGATATGGTGTAGCTAAATGGGTATGACCTTGTGTTTCCGCTATTCCTAAGTGAGCCACCAAAAGTTCCAGTAAGGCTTGAGTACACCCAAAACGACAAGGTAACTGTCGCCGCATTTGCTGTGCCCCAAGCTAAATCATAGATATTTAAACCTTCAATACGTTGAAGAACACCGTAGCTGTCTGCCACGTCAACTGTGTACGCGGAAAGAGAAGTACACCCAAGATAGTTTGTATAGCCTGCTGGCGGGGTTACACCCCCCGCATTTTGCCCAATTTTGAATTTAGATGCGACAGGGGAGTTAACGAACCACCTGTCCAAGTAATAAGTTCCAGCAACAGCAGGGTTAATCTCAGCACCAGAATTCCGTTGGTCAATCATCATCGCGCCGTTGATGATACGGTTCTTGAAGGTGGGTGTTTGCGAAGTTAAAGCCAATGTGCCCGTGGCTGTGGGCAGCGTTACCGTGTAGTTGCTGTTTGTGTTGGGTGAGGCAACGGTGACCGTGCCCGTGCCGCTCGAATTGCCTTGGAGTGCGATTGAACTCATGGGTTCTCCTTAGACGATAGACCAGACAGAGCCGGTAGGAATGGTCACGGTAACCCCAGTTGCAATGGAAACAGGGCCGAATGTACCTGCGTTACTGTTGGTGGTGATGGTGTAGTCAGTCGTAACGGTTTGACCGTTCTGATAAAAAATCTGGTCAGTTCCGCCACCCGTAGCCCCGCCGCTACCGCTTCCCGATATTTTGATGAAGTCTGAGCCATCCCAAGCGCAAGTCGCTGAACTACCCGCACCAATAAGAATCCCCGTAGTAGGCCCCGGCCCACAGAGCTTGATAGATTGCGTGCTGGAAGTCTTGTTGACTACGACATACAGCTTTGACTGCGCGGGTGCAATGATGGTGCGAGTTACCGTACCACCTGCTGTCCATAGAAGGATAGCCTGCCTAGCTTGGTTAGCTACCGCAACGGTAGTCGATAGCGTTACGTCTGCATCGGTGTTCAATACCGTAGTACCTGCAATAGCGGAGTCCAGCAGTGAAGTGATGGAGTCATTAACTGTAGTACCCCAAGTACCCGATAGTTCACCTGTTACGGGAAGGGCTAACCCTAGCAGGGAGGTATATGCAGTAGTCATGCTCTATTCCTTTTAAGCGAATGCGCCCGAGTTAGCCGAAGGCAGGCGAGTGATTTTGTAGTAGCTACCAGTCAACGGGGTCACAGTGCCCGCGCTGCTGGTGATTTGAATGTTGAGCGTGCCACCAATAGACACATTGGCTTGGAACATAGAACGAAGCTGGTATTGATGGTTGACCGCAGTGGTCAATGAGCCCGTCACGGGTAGCACACCCGCTGTAGCATTGGATTTAACCGCAGCGGTTTGCGGGGCTCCCACCGTACCAACACCACCAACAGGAGTACCTACATACCAAGCGTTATTGTTTATGGGGGCATTGGTAAACGTCATAGTGAACGTCACTGTACCCGCTGTAGTCTTGGTGAAAAATAGATTGGCTTCCACCTCGTAGAAGATATTGGAGTCAAGAGACACACCAGACGTAGCGCCAAAGTAGTTAGCAATAGCGGGGCCAATAGCAGCGCCGTCAGCAGTCAGCCGGAAGTACTGGACGTTTGGAAGGTAGCCACGACCGGAGGTTACATCGGACGTACCATAAAAAACATTGCCGTCGTACTCAATAGCCCCTGCTTCGACAGAGGTTAAGTTAGTACCAGCGGTGAACTTCAACGGCGCAGTACTAGCAGTTGCTGTACCAGCCTTGAGAGTTAGATACGCCGTAGGAGCGATACCAATACCAAAGTTACCGGAAGTGTTGAGAATGGCTGCGTCGGTGGTTCCGCTGTTGATGACAAAGCGGATGTTGTTTGAGCCGTATGTGCCAATCACCAAGTCTGTGGACGCCGAAGCAAGGTAGACATAGCCTGCTTGGCTAAACGAACCCGTACCAGTAAAGGCGGAAGAGTTGATACCAAATTCGCCAAAGTTGGTAGTCGAAGTAGCAGCATCGTTGGAGATGTTCAGGTTTGCAGACGCCGCAGCATTGCTGCTTGTATTCTGGAACACCATCTGGTTATAGCCAGCCACGCTGGAAGCAGCCGCAACGACAATACCGGTGTCGGTGTAGTTCAATGTACCTACTTGGAGCGTACCCTTACTTGCTACAGGCGCGGGGCCTACGCCAAGCTGTTGGGCATTGTTGATGGTCAGTGCAGTGGTGGGGGTAGCTGAACCATCAGGAGTGGTCTTAAACACCAAACGTCCGGGCATGTTAGACACGCCGGGAGTGCCATCAACCTCTGCGACGATGGTTGCCGCCGGAACAAAAGTAGTACCATCATCAGCAGCGAAAACAACCTGCCCAATGTCATCTCCTGACACTACTATGGTAGAGGCCGCACCAATCGTAGCTGCCCGAGACTTGATTGCATACAAGCTGGATGGGCTTGTATCCGCGCTCCAACGCCCCACGGCAATGGTGCTGAGGGAGTCAGTTGTACCCAGCACTTCCAGTTTAGGGTTGACTGCTCCACCTGCGTTAAGAGTGCTGGTGTATCCAGCCACTACGCTGCCGTTTGCAGTGATAACAAAAGGCGAACCATCAACGCTTGAAGTATCTTCTACTAAAAGTGCATTACCTGACCCGGATTGGGTAACCCGAAGCGCATTACCTGAGCCATCTTGGGTAATCCCCAGCGCATCAAACGCTGAGGTAGCCAAGACCACAGTGCCTTGAGTAGCATTAGCGGAAAGCGTAGCGCCTTCAAGCGTGGGGTTGACCAGCGGGTAAGCTGGAGGAACATCCGAAGAAGACCCACCCAAAGGGATGGTTACGCCGTTGATAGTGATGCTGCTGTTAGCAAGCAAGGTGTTTGGTATGGTGGCGTTGTTTGCAGCAACCACAGTATTGCCATTCACATAAACCGCACGTTCTGTGGGCTGTGTAAGGAACACAGCTTTTGTGCCAGAACCAAAACTGACAATAGTGCCACCATTCGATGAAGCAAGGATTACTGTGCGGGATAGCGAGTTAGTCGCAGTGGAGTACGTACCTACACCAACTTCCCAAGAGTTACCGCCTACAACGGCATAGTAGGTAGTGTCCGTGTTTGCCAAAACGCTAGAGAATGGAACAAAGCCAGCTACTGCGCCACCTAAAACGATGTCGCCTGTGCCGGTTGTGGTGGTGGTCTCTCTGACCCTATCTGCAATTACGAGCGCCATATCATTCCTTTGTACTTAGGACGTAGAAATCAACGTCCACGGGTCATAGACCAACCCATCAGCAAAAGCACCTTCTGCAAACGCCAAAGTGGCATACGGATTGAAGTCATACGATGTTGAATCCACGGTGGGTATTACACCCCAATTTGGCGACTGTGAAGTGTTAATAGCACCCCACGGGTCATAGATTAGCCCGTCCGCAAACGCGCCCTCAGCAAACGCCAAAGTGGCGTACGGGTTGAAGTCATACGATACTGCGGTATCAGAGCCTGTGTCTATGGGCGTCCAAGTAGTCATACCGCCCCCTATGTACTTCTGATAAGCGCAGTGGTCGCCGTGTTAGCGGGCATTGTGATGGTGAACGTGGTGGTCGAAGTTTTATCGGCCCCAAAGTCAATGACTGCGATGGACTTGTTGCCCTGCGTCACGTTGTAAATCAAAGCGCACCGGGCGGTGATTGCCGCTGTCCAAGACACGTTTGCCCAGTTCACATAGGCCGTGTACCCCGAAGAACTAATGGAAACCCCAGTCAATACCTGCCCACCCGCCGTGTAGCCAGAAGCCACTACTTCGTTGGAGCTTGTATAGACCGTGGTATCCGCGTTCAAATCTGCATTGCCGTTGTACAGGGCGATGTAGATGGTGTCCGTAGCCAAATTGTGGACGGCCTGATACAACTCCGTCTTGAAGCTGGTGGTCTGGGTCTGGACTATGCTCATGTCACCGCCTGTCTAAATTGACCACTGCGGTACGCATCCTGACGCTCCATACCATCGCCCAGACGTTTAGCCAACGCAAGGGCTTCCTTGTACTTGCTGTCATACAACGCAATCAAGTCGGCCTCACCCTTCATAAAGGTGTATGCCTCTACCAGCGCCCCATACAGCAGCACGGTGTCAAAGTTATCCCCCAGCCAAGTAGTACCTGCGGAGGTAATGGATTCAGGGTAATAGTAGTAATGCAGTTCAGCGTTATAGGCTGCATCGGGCGTAGGCCCAAGAATGAACGACAACTCGTTGCTGATGACTGAGCTTGCGACGGCAGGGCCAAACAAAGCGTAGTACTTGGGGGTTCCTGTGTCCGACGGGGTTGGGTACGCCTCACGGATGAAGTTTACGTCTTTGTTCAATAGGTACGTGAACGGCCCAGAGGCAGTGTAGACAGCCAAAGAGTACGTTGCAAGGAAGTCATCCGGGCACGCCAAGTACTTATTACCTGAAGTAGTGACCCCTGTCACATTCTTACGCAATGAAGGAAACTGCACCGTGTTGTAGATGCGTTGTTCCGTCTGCTCAACGAAACGGTTAATCTGAGCAGTAGTCGTGACCGTAGACCCATCCGCGAGTGTAATCGCCGGAAAGTTGTTTTCCGTGTAGGTCTGTATCGCCGATACAAGCTCAGAATAGTTCATGCCATCGGGCCTCGTGCCATTGTGCCTTTGGTAGCCGCGCCAGTACCACGAATCTTGATACCTGTTGTCTTGACTTGCTCATCGCCAGCAGACTTGCTCAATGCGCCAACGCTGATGTCCAGCGTGTCCATCTTGCTGCGGTTGGGTTCTTTACCGGGGTTGGACTGGATACCAACAGCTTTGCCGGACATGTTGTGCGGCTTGGCGTAGACG